GTAAAGCCTTACCTTCATCATCTACAGCATTAAATTCAACAACTTGATTTGGTACATATAGACCGCTTGCAAGCCCTGCATTTATATCTTCTACACTGCGAACTATACCTACTTCTAGTGGTATGTAGGATTGTTTAGTAGTGACTCCTATTACTTTAGTAGGGTCAGAACGAATTCTATTTATGTATGCCTTTTTATCGGTTTGTATACCTGCTTGTTGTGCTGCTAACTTTGTTTGAAACGGTTGGTCTTTTACATCTTTGTATGCTTTAGCATTAGTTCCTATGACTCTTTGACGCAATGCTAATACATTTGCTTCATTGCCACCCAATACTTTTGCTATTTGTCCAGATACATCTAGCTCTACTAAATTATTTTGACGGAGTATATCATTAATAGGTTTCTGCAAAATAGAATCACGTGTAGATTTAGAAAAATCTAACTGTCCTTCTGCTCCACCCGCATCTTTATCTGCTGCATTTTTCCAAGCAGCGTGACCATCAGTCAAGAGTTTATTTTTCTTGTCCCATGCAGTTAATGCGTCTTGATCGCCAGCATCAATAGACAGTTTAGATTCAGTATGTTCTACTATCTTAGCTTCCCAAGTATTTTTTGCAGCAGTAACTTTTGCTGGAATAGGTTTAAAAATTAAACTAGTTTTTGACAAGCCTGCTGGTTGAGAAATTCCAATTTCAGGAGACTCAGATAACTTCTCACCTGTTGCATTACCAACATCTAACATAGTTCTAGGATCATATCCTTTAGATGTATATTCATCTGCTCTTTTTAATGCTTCTGTTGCATAGCCTTTTCCTTGAGCAATAATAGATGGTGCATTTTCCTTACCATAATGAAATGTTAATCGCTCTAAGTTTTCTTCTGCTTCTCTTTTTGCAACAGCCCGTGCTTTCTTTCTATTACGTGAGTCAGCACGTGATTCAGTAGCAATCTGCCACTGCCTTGCTTCTGCAGTTTCTTTTTCACGTTGTAGAGTGTCCCTACGTTTTTCTATTCCTCTACTACCAGCACCTGCAGCCCCACCTAAAAATGATTTTAAACTAAATCCCATTACATTTCTCCTTTAGGTCGTGCCATTAAGCCAGTAGGCTGTGGACTTTCTTCTGGTTGAACTTCAGGAGTTTCCATTGGTTCGTTATCTTCAGACTCAGGCATTTTTTTATTTAGTTTTTTCATAGCTAAAGCTATTTTACTTTCAGATATAACGTCTTGATTAATAGAACCCTGTAGTCCCATGTTATATTCAATCTCAGCTTCATCAGCAACGTATGCAAGTAGCTCCATAATAACAGGTAATAAAAGAATAGACACATCAATAGTGTGCAGCCCTTCCATTGCGCTACCTTGTACAAGTATCTCTGCAATAGATGTAATAGGTGTACCCATTTCAATAGCATCTAATAAAGAAGCATTAATACTAGGGTCAGTTATTTTATCTGCATAATGTTCTAATGCATCCTCTACATTAGAATATTTAGCAGGTTGTTGCCAAGGTCTTGAACCTAACTCTGATGATAGTGCTTGTCCCGGTATAGGCGCACTAAATAGTGCTTTAGCTTCTGCCATTTTTTAATCCTGCTCTTAGTCGTTGCAATTCTTGAAACTGTGTTATGAGATAATCACTAGAATCAGAAGTGCTATCTGTTTCTGTTTTAGGTTTATTGCGGTTCATTAAACCAGTTGTAGGTACTTCTACCTTTGGTTTATTTTCCATACTTTTTTTCATATAATTGTTGTAGGCTTTAACGCCTTGCCCTTGTAGTGACATAGTATCTCCTATTTACAAAATGCTCTTAAGTCCCGGTAAAAAGTTAGTTGCATAACCTAATGCTAGAGTACCTACAAAATCTCCAATAGCATTGGATGACTCAAGGTCTGCAGCATACTCTGCTTGTGAACGTTCTCTACCTGCAGCTAAGTGACTAAGTGTAATATCCTTTTGTCTATCTCTTTCATTGTCTGCACCAGTCCATGCCCACTCCATAAGATCACCATGTTCTGCCCATAGATTAGCGTATGCTTGATTAGACAGTTCAAGTATATTAGTTGCATTAACTTCATTAGCTCTGTTTATAGCAGCAGTAGCTGCGGTTGCAATTTCTCTACGCCACACAGCATCTGATTGAGCAATTACAAGTGCGTTACTTGCATTGTACTGGTCACGTTGATTTGCTACCTCTGCATTAAACATTTTAGCTTTGTTTTCTTCAGATACATTAGTCTGTTCTATAGCATTTTTCTGTGATACTTTAAATTCATCTGCTCGTTGCCTAGCACCCGCCATATATTGTTTAGTCTGTGTATCTGAACTAGCATTAAATTGTTTAGCTGCATTTTCTTGTGCTGTGTCAGATAAAATAGCATCAATCTGAGCCTTTGATTTAAACAACTCTGTTTGCTGCTCATTATTTATGTTAGTCATATCTATTTTTAAGAATGCATCTGCACGTTGGGATGCTGCAGCTTGTTCGTTACTTAAATTCTGTGTCTCTAAAGAACTAATAGCTGCTGCTTCCGCTAAAACTAAAGCTTGTTTATTAGTTAGGTTTTGTATTGCCATAGTGTTAGCAACACGACTATGTTCTAGTGCAATAGTTTGAGTAGCATCAAAGTTTTTATCTGCAATATCTGAAATGGTAGCTGCATTTAAAACACGGGCTTCCATTTTTTGGTCATACTCTTGTCCTAAAAAAATTGCTCGTTGCTTTGCAGATTGTATAGCACGTGCTTGTCTGTTAGATAGATTAAGTTGTTGAAAGGTAGATTGTGTATTTGCATCTGCTGTGGCAATAGGTAGTGCAGCCTCCATAGCGGCCTGTACAATAGCCATACCTGCCATGCTACTAGCCCCTAGTCCACGTGCAGCCATCTGCGCTGTAGCTACTCTCATTGCTCCTGCTGACCATGCTGGTGTAGCACCACCCTCAAAGTCATCCATCAAAATATCAAGCTGGCCTTTTACAGTAGCCTTATCGGTGGGACTAGCTGTAGCTGCTTCAATTTCTTCTGTAAATGCTGATGCTCTAGCAGCCTGTCCTTCTATTTCAAGTTCGTCTACAACTTCCCCGTCTTCTATTTTTCTTTGAACAGGATTGTCTATTAAAATAGCTTCACCTTGTTCAGCCTCTAACGTTTTTACATCTGTTGTAGTAGGGTCTTTAAAAGCTGCCTTAGCTTTTGCACCTTCTGATAACTCACCTACAACAGTCTTAACACCTTCTGTTGATTCCTTTACTTTATCTGCACTTTTATCTGCTGTATATGTAGTTGCAGTTACGTCTTCAACAGCGGCTGTTTCCGCACCTACAGCTTTAGTTAAATCTACTCTAGGGTCAATAGTATTTAGTTGACCAACACCGGGGGTAATAAACTGTTCGTCGGTAGCTACAGTTCCTGTTGCTGTAACTGCACCAGCCGTAGGCAATGCAGGTGCATTCATACGATCTATGGTATCTTTTTTAATCTGAGGTACATTACTATGTTCTTCTACAGGGCCACCATGTGCATAATTTCTACGTACCATTCCACCATTCATCATGTCAATAGCTTTTTTATTATACACATCCATGCGTTGTTTAGCTTCAGGATTCTCTTCTAAGTAACCACCAAACTTTTCCATATCCCCACTAAAACCCATAGTACCTGCTATGCGTTCTAATGCTTGTGGTTTAAATCCTTGAAACTGCATCGTCATTTTTGTTTTTCCTTATATTGTCATAAGACAAATTATACTTAATATATTTTTTATGTCAAGTAACAAAATGTTACAGACTAGAATCCGTCAGATAGTCCCTTGAGTATATCTTTAATGCTTACCTTAGCCTTAGAGTTAGGTGAGTACTTACACTGAAACTGCTTAGGACATTCACGAAAACTATTCTCTGCGTAGTGGTAGGCAATGGTCTTGTTTTTACCTAAGTAAATGCACACCTTACCTTCACGTTCACTCTCAGTATACTTCCATAAGTTACACGTTACATACTCAGGGTATAGCAAAGAGCTTGCCAGTATGAGGGGGAGTACAAATGTATCC